GAAGTCAAGACCGCCGTGAGCTTGGGGCGGCTTCTGCGAGGCGATCATTCCCACTCGCGCCATGCCCGCAGCAACCGCCGCCGCCGCAAAGACATAGTTCGCGGGCGTGAACGGCTTCATGGCAAGCGCCCCAGTGAATGCGGAATGCGCGTCCATGACCGCCTGTGCCATCTGGAGCCCCTGTTGATAGCGGAACATTTTCGCGCCGCCGAGGCGGGCGAGCTGGGCCAAGCTGCCGAACAACCTCCCAACCGCCTGGATCTCATAATCCACATCGGCGTCCACGATCTCCTTGCGCCGCTCGCCGTAGATCTCGGCCAACATCAGCAGCGTCTCTTCGTTGTCGGCGAACATCGTCTGTTGCTGCGTGTACCATGCGTCGAGTTGGTCCTGCTCCGATGTGAAGTAGTCGCTATGCAACATCAGGAGTTCATCGAGATTGGACTGCTTATCGCGGGCCCTCTCGTTGTCGATATCGGTTTGCAGGGCCATGGACTCATGGTAATCCTCGACCATGGCCTCCGTCTCTGCGTTGAACAAGGCGCGGGATTCGGCGGTAGTCTCTTCGTCGAAATCGATTGTAATGGACGGGGATGGCATGGTGCCATCTGGCAAGTCGCCGAATATCGCGGCAATGCCCTGATCCCCCGCGTCGGTGGCCTGAAGGGCCGTCTGCGATTCCTTGAGGCGCTTGGCGGCTTCATCGGCCGCTAGTAGCGCGGCGATCATTTCACCGATTTTCACGGCTCCATGCGCATAGGCCTTGGCCTCCGCCCGCACCGATTCTGCCTCAATATCGCGCGAGACCCCGAGATCCTTGATCACGGGGACCAGGCTTAGTGCCTGTTCTTCCAAAAATGCTTGCGCGGATCTTAGGCGCTCAAGCGCATTCTCCCCCTCAATTCCCCTGGTCACCATGTCAACCATGGTGCGGTTGACTGCGGACCATCGTTCGTCAAGGCTGCCAGCAGCGATGGCCATGTCTACAAACGCCTGCGGTTGAATAATCTTGCGGAGCGGCTCTGCCGCCTCGGCGGCCTTCCCCGCCGCTTCCACAAGGTCGTTAATCGACTGATTGACTTTCACAATTCCGGAGAGGATGGCGATATCTTCCGCCTCCGCCCCTATGTTCCCCAACATCGCGAGCAGCTCTGATCCATCGTCGGCGGACCCGAACAATAGATTTAGCGCGCCGATAGCATCATTCATTCCGTCCGTCACAGAATCAACGGCGGGGCGAAGAAGCCCGCCGATATTATGAGCTAGGTCGGCGCTCTGGGCGCTCAAGCGTTCATATCGATCAGTGGCCGCATCCGTAACGCCGCCCATCGCGCGGACATTCTTCATGCCTGCGTCAAGCACGGCGTTGGCGAACGCCTGCTTTTTCTCAAAATCGTCCAGTTCCGCCGCCGTCTTGCCGAGAGACGCCGCATACGCGTCATTTGCGTCTGTAACCGATACCAGAATTCCGAGATTATCGATCATCAGCTTAGACTGCCGACCGATACCCGTGACGATGCTGTTGAGCATGTACTCCATGCTCTCGCCGGTCGCCTGGGCCGCGCCTCGGGCGACACTGAGCATTTCGTCAAAGCGGTCAAGGGGAAGGCCGAGCAGCGCGGCTTGGTTGAATTTCTGCATCAACTCAAGCTCGGAGATGGTTCCGGCCGTTGCCTCCTTGAGGCGGATCATATTCTCGGATGCATCGACGCCGACTGATGCCGCGAGCCTGCGATACGCCCGCGCGACCGTTTCAACCTTCGCGGCATCTTTCGAGAGATCGAACGCCTTGCGCGCACCCTCGGCAATGGCGTACGCGCCGCCCACAGCGCCGAGGGCCTTGGTGACTCGGCCCAGAACCGGCGATGCCTTATCCTGCGCGCCGATAATTAACTTAACTTCGTTCTTAGGCACGGGTCGCCCTTTCTATCTCGATCTTGTTCGCCTCATCACGAAGGATCCGCATCACCTCCACTGTGGCCATGTCCTGATCGTTCGCGCTGCCGCCGCTGGGCCATTCAAGGCGCGTATAATACGCTGGTCGCCCCGGCCTCCATTCGTGTGTCGCCATGAAAAGGCGCATCCAACTCTTTGCGGGCCTGCCCGCCACCCGTGGCCGCTCCATCCGAGGGCGGCCAAGCTCTAGGGCGTCTCGACAGGCCCGTCTGAGTTTTTTTCGTCATCTCGGCCCAACTGGCCAAGCGTGAGCAAATGCATGGCAATCTCGACCGCAGGGGCCGTCAACTGGCCCATCTCCGCGAAGTCCTTCCAGGCCGCCTCGCGCACGCCTGAGCCATCATCCACCTCAAGCCCCTTAACACCCCCAAGCCCGTATTCGAACGCCTCTGCCGCGCTCTGCTGGAGCCTGAGAAGCCCTGATGGAGTCTTTAGGCTGTCCCCGATCTCCTCAAGCGCATCGGAGAGGGAAAGCAGGGCGGGGACTGTGAGCGGCCGCACCAAGACACTCACTTCGCCCCCGCCCCACTTCAGGGTATAGTCCTGCCATTCCGTGTTGATTCTCATGCCCGGCCTCCTGTCAATTAGGCGACGGTGCCGCCGCCGTAAGTATCCCAACCCGCGTTACCCAAGGCGCTGCTGCTCCAAACAATCGTCTGGACGTGCAGGGCCTCGCTGTTCGCCTCGTCGTATTCCCCGCGCGCAGTGAAGGACGCCTGGACCCTGCCGGGGCCGTCCACGTTGTTCGGGAAGTCATCATAGCGGAGCTGCTGGACCTTGAGGTAAAGGTCCGCACTCGCGCCGACCGTCACTTCAAGCGTCTGCGTGCTGTTCGCCCGCCACTTGTCGTATTCGTCGAAACTCTCGAACTCAAACGTTCCGCTCACGCGGCACTGGCGGAAGCCGGACCGGATGACGCGCCCCGTATAGACAGAGTTCGTCAACGTGGGCCGGGCTTCAAGGTTGTTGAGCAGTTGGATCTGGAGTTGCGACACATAGTCCACCGCCGCGCCGCCGATCTCCACCGAGGCGACTTCCGTAGTCATCTTCGGATTGCCGATTTCGTTGTGATAGGATTCCGTCATCGTGGCGAACGGAAGCACGCCGCCACCGACAACGCCGAGCGTGGCCTTGACCAGTTCGCCATTGTTGATATCCAGTGTGAGCTGGTTCGCCTGGAGGTCATAGTAGGCAACCGCGCTCGTCTGGTCCCTGTTCACGATGCACGAGAACGCAGGCAATGGGGATTGCGTAGACCAGTGCGAACCCGTCTCGGAGAAGAGGTGTGTCTTTTTCCCGGTCCCGCTGGTGGTCTCCGTCAGACCGAAGGCGGCATGGAGGAACGCGCCGATATTGACCGCATCCGCTTCCATGACGATATCGCCGCCGACAGTGCGCTGGCCCTGATACGCGCGAGGCTCATTAAACCTCGACCGAAGTTGCCCGCTCTCAAGCGGCGGGATATCCTCTTTCAGCGTCTCGCTGGTGAACGCCAGCCAATGCAGGCTGGTCGCCTGGATCGCCCCATTCGCCGACTGGAAGCCGAAGCCAATCGAGGATCCAAGCCCGCTTCCCTTGTCCTGTGCCATTAGTCAACCTCCTGGTCGTCCTGCATTGATTCATTCGCCTGCTGGTCGCTGGCCGGTTTCGGGGTAATCGCAATATCCTCAAGTCGCTTGGCAAGCTTGGCCTTGATGAGCTCTTTGGCCATGTCGCTGGGGGCTGTGAACACGTCACCCTCATTGACATAGCGGAAGCCCAAGTCCCGCCCCTCGCCGAGCCATTTGAGCTTCACTTTTTCGCTCATGCTCTCGCCTCCACGGTTAGTTCAATATCCAGGGCCGCGAAGTAGACGTGCTTGTCTTCCTCCGTGCCTGCCTCATCGAATCGGGGCTCCCAGTCGATCCCCGATGTGAGTTTGATGGTCTGCGTGCCGTCCTCAGATGTAAGCGCCGGGTTGTCTTCCAGTACTTCGATCACGTCCCGGAACGCGCGGATCAACTTCCTCTGCGCCTCGGTCCCACTGTCATAACTTGCCTGCTGCAAGGTCAGCGTCACGGCGGCTTCGACCTCCCATGGCCTGTTCCGCATGGCGATGGTCAGCGGAGTATAACTGCCCCGACCCAAGCGGATGCCGATCCACGGCGTTCTGTCCGGGTCCATGTTGATAGGCTCTGCCACATCAACCGTGTAGCCATCCAGCTTGGGCGAGGCTGTCAGCGTGTATTCCAGCGCGTCGATCAAGCCCTGTAGGTCAAAGGCCACTTTTCTTCACCGCCCTTCGCAAGTAACTCTCGCCCATGGTGGCGACCTTCTTTTCCACCTGGCGCGCCTCCGGGATGATCCGCCGTGCCGGCAGAGTGCGCGTGCCTGTGTGATGGTGGGCCATGTAGCCCAGATCCGAAAAGATCATCGCATTGCGCCTGCTGCTCTTGATTCTGACCGAGGCGCGGCCCTTGCCGGTATCCTGCAAGATCCTCGGTGCGCGCCCCTTCTTTTTCCCCGTCCGGCGCTGCCTCACTGTGGACGCCTTGAGCGCCTTCCACCGCCGCCCGTCCATGGCCAGTGTGCCCTCGCGCTTGAAGTTCGCGGCCTTCCACTTGTCCAAGAAGGTCGCCACCTCTTTGAAGAAAACCTCTGTGCGCGCGATCTCCCGAGGCAGCCTGTTAAGCCGCTTCAGGATCTTGTCGATATCGCGTTGGCCAGCCATCAACTATCCTCCGCGTCCTCGGCATCAAGGCGGTCGGTGTCGATGTTCTGGTCTTCCGGCTCCCGCATGTCTGCCGTGGGCTTGTAGCCCGCGAGGTTGTGGTAGACGCCCGCGCCCTGCTGCTCGCTGGCAAACTCCGCTGTGCCGTCCTCGAGGATTATCGCCTCTTCCCCGCCCACCAATCGGTCAAGCTGCGCGTCGATCTCCATCCGCAGGGCTTCGGCCTTCTCGGGGTTCCGGCTCACGAGATAGTCAGCATACGCCTGATCGCAGACGAGGCGGGTTAGCTTGGGCGGCTTGCCGGTCAGCGGAATCGGGAACGCAATCGCAAGGCGGCCGTTGATGATCGACTCAGCCTCAAACAGCGTCACGCTATTGACCAAGGGCGCGGAGCCGCCGTGGATGTCCTCGGCGAACTTCCCGTAACGGTTCTTTAGGTCATTGTAGAAGGCATAGCTCATCAGTCCACCTCCTCCACGATGAGTTCAACGCGGTCGGCCTGCTTCCACAGTGCGGGATCGCCCTCAAAGTCGGACCCATAGTAGGCGTTCCAAATGCCGACATAGTTCCCCGGCGATGATGGCATGGTGACAATGGCGAAATAGAAGCCGCCGCCGCTGGCCGTCGCAGTCGCACTCTTTACCAATGTGTCACTGCCATTGTAGAGGGCCATCCACAGGGTATTGACCGTATAGCCGGAGGCCGTATACAGGAATTCAATCGCCGAGCCGGTCGGGTAGCGCTTCGCCATTATTCCGCCTCCCCCTCTAGGACAAGCAGTATCTTCTGCGTGCTGATGTAGGTCGCCACGCCACCGCCCGCCACCGTCCCGAATGGCACATGCCACCGGGCATAATAGTAGTCCGACCCGACGCCAGTTGAGTTCGGCATGGTCAGGCGGCAGAACAAGTGCCCTTCACCGCTGGAGGTCGCCATGCCGCTGGCAACGCTAGTTGTCGGCCCACTCTCCGCATGATAGACCGACACATAGGCGCTATCGGTGTCCATGCTGAATTGGGCGCGGTACGTGAATTCACGGGCTCCGCCCGCTACGAGTTTACGAGTTGGCATCCAGCTCACCTCCGAGCGGATCGCGATTGTCTAGGACCGGGGCGAGAACTCCGCTATTGTCCACTTCCGGATCAATGGAATCGCGCACATCTGTTCGCGCGATTGATGCCGTATCTACTCCGCCGCCGAGCGCATTCCGGTTGTCCGGGATCGCGGTTGCTAGGGACCGGAACCCGCCCGATAGCCCGATCTCATAGATCTGCTTCCGCTCTGTTGCGGTGAGGGCGGATGTGAAAACCGCTGCTTCATCGATGTAGCCAGCCAGGCGCGTAGATAGCGTGCCGTCAGTATCGGCCCCCATAGACACATCGTTAGCATTGTCATAGGGCAGCCCCTCGAACTCGACCTCGCCCACGGATACTTCCGCGTTATCAACATACATCCGCAGATATGCGCCGTCGAACGTGACTATGATGTGGAGCCATGTGCTGGCCGCGTGGCTTCCATCTGAATAGACCGTGGTTGCCGCTGATCCGTCTTCACTGATGCGGAATACAAAGCGCTTGTCGCTGCCATCGTAGAACAGCCGCCACGCCAGATCCGACAAGTCGCCCTCGCGCCCAAGAATCGTCGGGCTAATCAGTGTGGGCCACGCGCCATTGGAGTAGACCCAGATCGAGATTGAGAAGTTTCCGCCCCGAAGATTCAAGTACCTCTGGTCCGTATTGCCGATCTGGAGCCGGGTATCAGATATGCCACCAGTGAAGGCGGCGTAATCGCCGGACCCAAGCGGACCGCCACTGGAGCGGCCCACCTGGACCGCCCCAGAGTCCGCGAGTTGGTTCGTCTGCGGCGACCAATCGGCGGCCGCATCCCCGGCTGATTCGTCATCGAATAGCCAGGCTGCGACACAATCTGATCGGTCATAGAACGCCATTAGACGTACTCCCCTGTGAGCGGGTCAACCTGCTCGGCCGTCACCACGTCAAGGATGCGCATCAATTCCTTGCGGTCTAGGAACCGCCCCTGGATCGGCACTTCCTCTTCGCCCATCTGGCCGTTGAGCGAAGCGCCCCGAGTCGTGCCAACCCAAGTGAACCCGCGTCCCATCATCTCGTTCACTAGCGACCAGAACTGAAGCGAGTCGATGATCAGCTTCGGCTGGCCGTAGTCCAAGATCGCCTGCCACTCTTCCTCCGCCTCTGCCACGGCATCTTCGAACGTCATGCCGAGCGCCTGCGGCGGCACGGGCAGGGTGTTATGCTTGAAGTCCCGAATCACGTAGGAAAGGTCGCGCAGCGAAAGATGGCGGCGGAGCTTCCGGTCCGGGTGTACTTGGCGATCCGCCCTCATCAGCGGCCAGTTCCGCATGAAGCGCGAGCGGCGAACGTCTTCGGTCAGATATGCGGGATGCGAGATCGACACATCGCCGAGCGTGATGACCAAGCCGAGCCCTTCGTTCATCTCCAGTTCGGGATGCTCATGCACCCTGCCATAGAACCTGATGCCGTGATTGTTGCGGAACAAGCGGGACGGGAGATCGGTCTTCATGCATCCCAACGGCTCCACGCTCAGATGATGCTGCGGGATGGAATAGGCCATGATCGGGTTCGCCCGCAGATACTTCGGGATGCGCTCGGGGTGGATCAGTTCTTCGTCAGAGTCGATCCACAGAATCCAATCGCAATCGGTCCCGGATATCGACATGTTGCGCGCCTCATCGAAGCCGATTCCGGTCGGGCTCGGAATGCTGATGGTCCGCACCTTGGGCGATACCGCTTCGGCCACTTCGCGCGTGTTATCGACCGTATCCGCGTCCACCGCAACCCAGATCTCATCGGCGATATCTGCCACGGACTGGAGAGTCTTGCCGATGGTGTGGGCCGCATCTCTGGCGATCATGCAAACCGCCAGCGTCTCTTTCGGCGCAGCCTGTGAGCGCTTGCGTGTGTAGTTCACGCCAGCGATGGCCTCGGGCTTATCAAGCGTGAAGCTCACCACGTAGTTGCCCAGGGCCTCGCCCCAGGGCGTATGGCCATTCGGCACCAAAGCCAGGCGATAGCCTTCCTGCGTGCCGAACATATCCTTGAGATCAGCAGGCTCGAAGTGGTGGAGGTGCACCCGCCACTTCTCTCCATCCGCGTCGGCGAAACAGCCCCACGGGCCATAAGGAACCGTGATGACAACCAGCGGCTCCTCGGCGAGATCTTGCGCGATATCCCATACCGCCTGATCCGGCGAGATGAGATGTTCCAACACCTCGGCCATCAAGAGCGCATCGCAGCCGTGGGCCTCTTCCGGCAGGGCGTCGTGGTCGCCCTGGATCGCCGTGACGTTCTTCGCCCCAGTCTCTTCGATATGCTTGCACAGCAGCGCTAGGTTGCGCTCCTCAAGTTCGACACAGATGAATTCCAGGCCCGGCAGGGCGCGGGCAAGGGCCAGCGTGAAGGATCCTTCGGCGGGGCCGAGATCCAGCACGCGGGAACCCTCGGGAAGTCTTTCCAAAATGGAAACAGTTGACTTCGTGCGGGGATGGTCATCGATGGGAACATAATGCGGGGCATTGTCGCGGCCGTATTCCCATTCGTAGTATTCGCGGTAGTGCTGGCGATATGCCTCTTGATCCTCGGTCCATTCGCCGTAGTGCGATGCGAGGGTCACGGCCACGTCACTCGGGACATCTTCCGCGTTCATGTTCTTGAGTGCCGTGATGTCATCATGCCGCAGATAGTGGCGTGCCAGTGCCGCCGCGTTCTCGCTCTTGGCGGCAAGCATCTCCTCAAGGTGGCCTTCCCACTTCTCCGCCACGCCCGCCCATTCGTATCGGCTCGGGTCGCACTTGGTCTTGATGGAATCGTAGCGGCCCGTATCGCGCGCGAGCTTCTTGATGCGCTTGACAAAGGCATCTTCATCGGCCATGCCGCCCGTCAGTGGCACGAAGTCCGCCCCCTGCCCGCTAAGGGTTTCCGGCAGCGCCCCGCGATAGGAGCAGATGATCGGCAGGCCAGCGGCCTGGGTCTCCATGGCCGTGATGCAGCTCGTCTCCTCGAAGTTGCTCGGGTAGACGTGGAGCCATGCCTTCCGCATGATCTGATACAAGTCTGCCTTCTTCTGCGGCGGCAGCAGAGTGACGTTCTCCAGCGCCTCGCAGCGCGAGAACAGATGGTTATAGTAATCGGCCATCTGCGGCGTGGTATTATCGTAGTGGCAGGCGATGAGATGGAACTCGTCGCCAAGGCGCTCCATGATGCCGCCCTCGCGGACAAGGTGCTCCAAGCCCCGTTCGGGGCGGTGCGAGAATGTAAGGATCTTCTTGCTCTTCAAGCCCGTGACAACGCGGTGGGTATCATCGGAAGTGATGGGGTTCTGTGCGAAATCCGCGCCATAGATCCCGTTCGTAGTCGGCCACACTGCGTTCTCAGGCAGATCATAGACCTTCCGCAACTGCTCGGCATGCCATTCGCTCACAGTGAAGATCTCGTCCACATTCCACAGCGTACCCATCAACTGGGACTGATACCTCTTGAGCCCGAGGTCATGCGTCCACAGGATGTTGATCTTCGACGCGAACCGCGAGGCGAAGCCGGTCGGGTTCCGCTGGATCACCAGCACATCGCAGGGCGCGTTCTCCGCGTAGAAATGGAACGACTCGCCCAGCGGCGAACGTTCGGTAGCCTGGCCACAGTTCTCATAGGTCACGCCGTCGAACTTGCCGGGCTCGCCATTCGTGAACACTGTCACGCTATGGTCTCGCTTCGCCAGTTCGCGCGCGATGGCCCAACACGCGGTCTCACTCCCGCCGAGGCTGGAGTGGTTAGGCGTGTCCCCATTGAACGGCATCCCGCCGCAGTGAAAGATAATCCTCATAGCTTGCCCAGCCTTTGTTATGGGGGGCCTCCACGCGGAGACCCCCCGTTGAGTTTACGTACTCGAATCAACCGCAGTCAGCTTGTAGGCCATCTCGGTAGCCGTGATCTTCTCGTCCTGATGGACGCCGATCTCGACTTCCTGGGCGTGACGCACACTGTTGTACGGGTGAATCTGTGCCGTCATGGCGGGCAGATTCGGCCCGTTCCAGCGGAACGTGTAGCCCCAAGAGGGCTGGTCCAGGCTCGGGGCCGAAGGCGCGTAGTACGCGATCACCTCAGCACCCCAGAGCGCGGACATCGTTGCAGACTGTCCCTCGGCCGCCGTGTTCTTGAGCGCACGGCCGACAAGCACCTGATCGACTTCAAGCAGGCTCGCAGCCTGATCCTGGCCCGCGATGCCGCCCCCGTGGGGGTACAGCAGATCCTTGACCTCGCCGGAGCGGCGGAACAGTTCCCATGCCTTGTAGCCCATGAGGAGCCTGTTCGGCCGATAGCCGGTGTTGTCGTGGATCGCGAGCAGTTTGTCGCTCAGAGTGGTGAACGGCGTCGCGTTCGCAGTGCCCCAGGCACTCGCAACGGCAGACACCGACCACACGTTGGCATCAGTCAGGGCCAGCGTAGCAAGCCGGTCCTCCCAATCGAGCCAGAGCTTGGAGGTGGCGAGTTCGGTCTTAGACTGAAGCGTAGCGCCCCAGCCGAGATCGGAGTTGGCCATCTCTTCGTCAAGCAAGCGGGCCTTCGCGGCGTAGTTGTCCGCGAAGTAAGTCCCACAGCTCACGCCAAGCTCCACGGCCTTCGCCTCGTCGCCGGGGGCGCGGGTCGTGTCCTCAACCCTGAACCAGTCCGCCTTGGACCAGACCGGATAGTTGTTGGACTGACGCGCCACGTTCAC